AAGTTCACGCTTAGCAGCATATGCTTCAACCGTAAACCGCTTTTTCAATTGGGTCTTAAACTTGCTCATTGTAAAAGGGCTAGTGGAATACTTAAAGCGGCCAAGGAACATCCGTTCTGACCAAGGAGTGTTCCAGCCATCCGGTGCATAATAGATAGAGTTACCATCTTTCAGGATGTTTTCATTGGTGAAGTTAGTCATGGTAGGTTGTCCTTTTGTTTAAACCTTATACTATTATAATAACACACTGGTTTGAAAAGTAAACAACTAATTTACATTTTTTAAAATATTTTTTTCATGTATTTGATCACTGACTTGATCCCAGACTTGCCACTCGACTTGGTTCTTGACTTGCCATCTGACTTGATCCCTGAATTGATACCAGACTTGATCATAAACTTGATACCAGACTTTATTCAAGACTTTATTCTTGACTTGATTACTAACTTGACTTTTAAGTGGTTTCATGTATTTGTTTTTCGATTTGATCCCTGACTCATTCTTTACTCAGTAATATCTGGTATATCTTCTAAAATAAATCTAGGAGTGAAACCTTCAAATGATGTTTCATCTATATTATCGAAAACATCTTCGGCTTCTTCCCTGTCGGTACATCTAAACACTGCTATATCCTGGGACTTTTCAATGATTGTATATACACCATCATTAAAGATAAGTATATAGCTTTCACTTGCTTGGATGAATTCCATTAGTTCCACTCCTCAAAGACTGTTTTCTTGTGCCTATGAATATTTTCTTCTACAAATGTTGTATTATCCATTACTGGTATATCCTCTTGTGCATAATCTTCAATATCGTATAGTTTCATCTTAGATTTATCAATACCTATCAAACATCGCTTGTTGGTTGATATATCACTATATCTATTCTTCAACTGTTTGAATTGGATTTGACCTTGTTCTTCTAATTCATCACTTGTTATAGCCGCGATCATAAAGTCAACCGTCTGGGGAAGACCAAAGCTTTCACTAGTATCAGTAAGATCTACATCAGAATTTGAAAAGCCTGTTCTGTTTGTTTGAGTAGCACTTACAACAGGTACATTAAACTCTACAGACAACCCTCGTAATTCTTCTGCAATTGCCTTAATAATAGTATATGAATTAGCGGTAGAACCAGCCTTAATTCTAGATGAAGCACAGATGTTGATATAGTCAATATAGATAATATCAGGTACAAACTTCTTCTTAAGCTTCAATTCATTCAAAAGATGTCTGAAATGATTAGCACCAACTGAAGACGTAGGATATTCCTTGATAATAAGCTTACCAATTTTACCTGCATTAATCTTTTCAAGTTTTCTTATGTACTGATCTTTATCCAGGTCTTCAAGCTTATCCAATGGAACATTCATCAGATTAGCATCAATTCGTTCGGCAATTCGTTCTTCAGCCATTTCCAATGTGATATAAAGAACACTTTTGTTATCCATTAGATTATTTGCAGCTTCATTGCACATAATCAAAGTCTTACCGGTACCAGTACCACCCATGATAAGATTTAGTGTCTTGCTAGGGAAACCTCCTCGAGTAATTTTATTGAGCCATTCTAATGAAAGTGGTATTCTACTCTGAACACTATGATAAAAGTCATATCTAGCCTCAGCATCATCAATAAAGTCATGACCGATGTGATTATCAAACGAAACAGCCAAAGCATCTTGTAATAGATTAGGTATAGAACCACGAGATTCATCACCTTCACCATCTATGATACCAATTGATTTCATAATGGCATTATAGATTGCTTTATCTCTACAGAATTCTTCAGTCTTATCTATTAGCCAATCATCTTCTACATCAAGCTTTTGGTCTAACTTTTTGATAACATCTACTGTTTGATCATAAACCTGCTGATTAACACTAATATCATCCAAGTCAATTAATAGAGCCTCAGAAGATGGTCTGTTATTATACTTTTCAAAATATTTATTAATGAGTGTAAAAGTTAGCTTGTTATGATCACCCGTGAAGTAATCTAGTTTGATATAAGGTAAAGTTTTTCGTATGAAGTTATCATCATTAATAAGTTTATTGAGAATAATTTCTTCAATATTATTCAACTAAGTCCCCCTCGAACTCAATAATAGATCCGCCGCCGATTTGATAGCCCTTTTTAATGTACTCTTTGAAGTCTGTATCATTAAGAATAGGCTCCCAGAACTCAGACTTAAGTGTGTCTTTTATCCGTACCTTTGGATCAACCAATTCACCCGTCTCACGGTCTACTCTACAGTACCAACCATTACTAGGCTTAGCGACATACTCACCTGCTAGAGCAACATCAAGTAAACCAGACCATTGTTCAACACCACCGTCCCATGATACCGTGATGGGAATTTTTGACTTTTCCTTAACGTACCGAGACTTTTCAACATTAATGACAAATTCATATGCAGTGACTTCTTGTCCAGTCTTCTGTTGACGCCGACCCAAAATCCAAATGTTATCCGCTGAATATGTGATCCCCGTGCCGCCAGATACAATAGCCTTAGGGAATAGACCCATTTCCATATATGTATGATTTACAGCAATCAATGGGATATTCTTCATATTGAGATATGGTGTACACATGCGGAACAAGCCCTTCAAGGCTTTTGCACGAGACATATCAGCAACTGATTTCTCATTGATAGCATCTTCAAGTTCCTTTTTAGATGCAAGGTTGCCCACTGAGTCAATCACAACACATACTCGATCATCACGTTCCAAATTATCAAGTTGCCCTATGAGATCGAACTTAAGTTCTTCAACATTAGTAATTGGAGTATGCAAAACTCGAGAAGTATCAATACCAAATGTTTCAAAGTATGTCTGGGGTGAACCAAACTCTGAGTCATAGAACAACAAGACTGCTTCAGGATATTTCTTAAGATAAGCCGAAGCCATAATAAGAGCAAATGAAGTCTTGAAGTGCTTAGAAGGACCAGCCAGGACAGTAAGACCCGGTGTCAAACCACCATCAACTTCACCTGATAGTGCCACATTGATCATAGGTACTTCTGTTGGAATAAAATCTTTTTCATTGAAGAACTTAGACTCTGATAAAATAGATGTATGATTTAATTTAGAGTTCTTCTTTAGTTTGTCCATTACATTCATTAATTATTCCCTTTATTGGTTAATTCTTGTCTATACTATAATAAAACCGTGTAGTTGTAAATACTTTATTAAACATATTCTTGCCAAGTACCTGGTTTATCAAATGTCATAAACAAGCGCCAGTCATAACCACGGCGCCTATTCTTTTTGTATGGTTTCTTATAACGATTTTCAACTATCCACTGTTCACCGTCTATCAGAATACCACATACCAAATGTCCTTCACCTGTTTCTGTATTACAAATGATGGCACTTACATGTTCTCTGGGATGTCCTTTATGAATGAACAATTCAGCACAAGTCAAAGCAAAGCCATCACAGTCATCTTGGAATTCCTCTCCAGCCATAACATCATCAGCATGAGAAGTCCAATGTTCATTCATATCATATTGCTTATCATCATGGATATAGGTGAATAGACCATGAACTTCTTTATGTATATCTCTAACTTCGTCTAGTGTTAACATTTATTCCTCCTTACAAAGAATACTCTCTGGTTCCCGTTCACACATTTCTGTATACCCTGGTACGTGATAGTCCTTAGGTTCTTCGGTTGGTGTACAAGCAAATAATGGTAGTACTATAATTGCATATTTAATCATAGAGAATCTCCGACATTTTTTTCTTAAAATTTTCTATATCTTCTGATCTATTTGGCCAATAGATATATTCCTTTTCAGATGAACTAAGATTATTTAATAGAGGTAGGAATGAATCATATAATGCATGAGCTCGAGTTTGCCAATCTTTAGCTTCTTCATCAATTGCTTTTATATCAAAAATATCATCTTCACTCATATGAGTGAATCCAAAATCATTTAATTTAGTCATACAAAAAACCTTTCCAGCGTTGATATTTTTTTATGAGACCAACCCATAGATGTTAGAATGATATCAATGGGTTTCAAATAGCCCTTCTCAAATTGCTCATCATAATCTACATAATCTAGCAAGGCAGGTAATGATGATACGTTAGCCATAACATTCTCACCCACTGGGTTGGGCATTTTCATGTAACTGAATTTGATCTTATCACCGTCTTTCACCAGTTCTACTTCCTTGGTAAGACCATGATCAACTACATATTTATTGTGCAGAGCCGCAGCCCTGACAGCAATTGGTGTACCTTTGATATATGACCAATCAGGTTTAAGGTACTCAGAGAAGTTTACACCTCGGTTGAAGCAAACTGCATCAATGTCCTGTTTTTTAAACTCGTCTCTAATTTCTTTGATATAAGACTGGATTGCTTCTTCACTTTCATTAATGATAATGTTCAGTGATTTCTTAATATAGTCGCGGCAAGCACTAGGGGTTGATGATCTAATGGCTTCAATACCCATCATCTTCAATTCGGGCTCTTTATATCTGAAGCCTTCATTGTCCCATACATTAAGAATATACCGCTTTTTACCTGTGAAGATACCCTTCGATGCTAGCACTTCACGTTTCATAACCATCTTCTGATCATATGCATTTACATAATCAGCCAAGTCTTGGTATGAATTATCTATCATATCTTGTAATTTAGTATCACAGATCTTATCCATGAAGTTGATAACTTTGTCAGTATCAGATGTATCATCAAAGACCTGTTTAATAAGATCATCCAAACACACATAAGTAGAGTCAGTATCAACCGCTACAACATAGTCTTTGTCACTGTTGAGTATCTTATTCATATACTCATTAATTTTACCTTCTATGAACCTAATAGATAATTGGCCTGCTAAAGTAATACCTTCGGCGTTATCAATATCAAACCATCGGAATGCTACATTACCCATGGCACCATATGCCGAGTTCAATTGAATTTTCTTGGCAAGTTGAAGATTATGGAACCTAGCTATTGCATTTGCATTTTCTACGGATGGGTCTACTTCATATGCATTTTTTGCCTTCTTGAGTTCATTCTTATATTTAGTCCGATCATTATACATCCTCTCCATAATTTCAGAGAAGAAACTTTGTTTTTCTTTTGAGTAAAAAACTCTATTGGGTGTCATGGTAATATTCTGATCATGTAAATCACTTGTATCAACTTCCCGAGATAATAGATTATCAACTGTCACATGACCTATATCAGTCTCAATAGGGGGAAGTTTAGTATCAGGTCCAATATTATATTGTTGAATAAGATGAGGGTATAGACTATTCAAGTCAAATGATGCCACCCACTCATGCATACCCACAAGTGATTGTTTCACAAAGCCGCCAGCATAACTTGATCTTTTGGTGACTGCTTTCTTGAGATTAACTACTGTATTACTCTCCATAAGATGGTTATGGACAATAACATCCCAGATAAGTACCGAGCCTAATGTATCGGCAAAGTTAACCTTGGCATCGTAAGCAATAGTAAAGACCTGCATGAGATAACCCAATTTTTCTTCTAATAGGAAAATGAGTTCTGTATCTCGAATGTTATAGTCAATGAACTTTTGGAAGTCATTCTTGTATAGATTATGAAGGCTACCATGCTCTGAGTAATCTAATTTCTTGACCCCTAGTTCTACTTCCCCAATATAGTCAAGTTTATATGACTCTCTTGGATTCAGATTAAACTTTTTATAGACTTGAAGATAATCAAGAATAGTAATACCTGCTAAGTCCCAAGAAATTTCAGTGTTGTGTCCTAATTTAACTTCACGTCCTTCTACCTTATTCCACGGTGATAGCTTCATATAGCTTTCATCATCAAACAGGCGTTGCATACGGTTAATGAGATATGCAAAGTCAAACAGTTCTACATTCCAACCAGTGACTACATCAATATCAATCCGTTGCCAAAAGACAATGAACTTACGGAATAACTCTACTTCATTCTTACACTTCTCATAAACTACATTATCGGCTGCCTTATAATCATGATATGCAAAGACATAGTATTTGTTTCGATAATAAACCGTAATGGATGTTACTTCATATTCAGCCCTGGAAGCATCAGGAAAAGAACCATCATGTGAAATAACCTCAATATCAAGTGAGGCTATTCTGATCCTATTCATTTCAGGATTGATGGTAGGATATGTATCGTTGATCCAAGCATACTGCCACCGATCAAAGCCATATACTTTGCGGTTTACAATTTCTTTGGATTCATTTAGATAATTTCGTGCATCAGTGATTCGCTCGAATGTCTTTTTTGAGACTGGATCACCGTGAATAGTTTTATAGTCGCCATATGGGTCTGGTTCAAACAAATATGGGTTGACATGTACTTTTTTCTTAATACGATGCCCATGTTTATCATATCCCATGAGCAAGATCTTGTTGAAGTTTAGCTTTACATTAGTATAAAATTCAGTATGCATTTACTCTCCTTCTTTAATATATTACATTTATATACTACTATGGATAGGAAGTAAATACTTTTTGGGGGAGTATTGAACTCCCCCGGTATAAATTATTCAGTAAGTAGTTGTGTTGATCCAATTGGAATATCAACTGGTTTTTCATCTTCGGGTATTTCTCTTACAAACTCAATTGTAAGTATACCATTCACAAGTGATGTTTTGTCAATTTGCATATACTCACCTAAGATAAACTCTCGTGTAAAATCTCGGGCGGCAAGACCACGGTGAACATACACTTTATCACTTTCAGCTTCTTTTGAAGATGAGCCTTTGATAGCAAGTGTACGTGTTTTAGGGTCTAGCGTAATTGTAAGTTCATCTTCACTGAATCCTGCTACAGCCATTTCGACATAGCTAGAGTCATCATCTCGTTTGATGAAATTATATGGGGGATATTTTTGGGGTTTTGTAGAACCAGCATATTCAAAAATATTATCAAATCCAATTAAGGTATCAACAATGCTGGCTGGGAAAGTAGATGTTGTTATATTATAGTTATTACTCGTGTTCATATTAAGTTCTCCTTTTATAAGCGAGTGTTAATGGGATACACCGAAGTCGTATCCTCACATGTATTTATCACTAAACTACACAGAATAGTGATAAAGTTACCAAAGAAATGCAAAAAAGATTCTTGATTGATTCAAATTCGAAGTTAACCACAATTTTTCCTTTCATGTTAGAGGTTAATATCAATAATATTTATAATTATGTTACCGAATTTTGTTATATCATTATTGATACCTAGGTATTCAATTTATGTATACCTGCTTCTTTCAATTTATAAATCAGGCCAACCTCCATACCATAAGCTTCTACTTCCCATGGTGCATCATAATATGCATTTTGTTTCTTCTTAGGTTTCCATACCTCCCCCATCCAAGCATGGCCGTCACCAATATATGACAATTCATTCTTACAATACTGCTTCACATGAACCATTTCATGTGCGAGAGCAGTCAATAATTCTTGTCTGTGTACGTTGTTTGGGTTAATAGTAATGGTAAACCATCTAGGATTTTTAGTGCCATCTTCATTAACACAATGAGCCATGAAATCGGCTTTGGTGTCTATCTCTAGATCAATTGTAATATTTTTTACTGTTCTCGGGTGCAATAACTGATTTGCATAAAATGTTAGTACTTCATTATACTTATCGGTTGAAGCGTTTATGATCATTGCAAACAGTTTCCATTCTTGTCCATGTATTACCGTAATTATCAGTCATGTAGACTTTACGTTCAAAGCATTGGGTTGCATTGCTAGAAGAATACAACACGTTTCGGTTTGAATTCTTATTATATAACATAGTACCAAGAAGTAAACCCATTCCTAGATACAAAGGTGCATTATTATGCCGCTTATGTCGCCTGTGGTGCGACCCATAGCGATGATAACCACGCTTATTATAATTATTATAATAATGATTATAATGGTGTTTGTTGTATCTATGACCATGGCCAGGATCAGCTATAGCCTGTGTGGGCAAAGCTAACATAGCAGTAATACATAGAGCAGATAGTAGTTTCTTCATTCTAGATCTCCGTTTTTGGCTAAATATGAAATCGTACCATGAAGTTTTTTATTGCGTTTAACTTCAAGGTAAGTCTTTTCCAATTCATCATCATCAAGACCGTTAAGATGAATCAACCATTTTTTTGCATTCTTAAGATTAGACTTCATTTTAGGTTTTCCTCTGTACAACCATGGGCAATACAATTAATATCTGTATCAACTAGGTTGCCAATTCTATATTCAATCTTCATCAAGTTCTTTCAATTTATTTGCAACATCAACCAGATATCTGGCAATTGCTATGTTACGATATTGACCTCTAGTAGATTCAAAATCATCATCTTCTAATGCTTTAGCTTCTAGTTTAAGTCCTTGAATAAGTTCTTTAATCGAAGTAGCTTTACTATATTGTGGATTAGTTAGTGACATCGTATTCCTCCGTTCTAATACCTCTAACAACACCAGCATTCTTCTCAACGAATTCCATTGGCTCGTCTTTCACAATAGAGACTTCTTCCTTTGGCTCTGGCGGCAGTGTAGAGGGAGACCACCAGTATGGGACCTCTCTGTTTTTCCATGCGGCTAGTTTAATCTTGTCATGGTTGTAGTATTTACGATAAGACTCTACCGTATCGCCTGGAATCTTGTATGCATCTGGCATTGCAGGTGTAACAGGAGTTCTGGCACCAGGTTTGATATTCTTTGGTGCAGACTTGAGATATGGAATCAACTTGGCACAACCATGGACTTTGCCATACCGAAACGTATATTCTTCTAGCAATGCAACCCATAGACTGAAAAGCCACTGGTAGTTTTGTTTGTTATGTCTAGCCCAGATTGCAGATGGATGATTAGGATGAGTAGCCTTGTATAGATTGTCTTCTAGCACTGCGTCTGGATGGCGCCAACGCTTAATCTTGCGACCATTTGCAGTCTGGTCATAATACTCGGTGCCGTCCAGCATACGGTGTGCAGTGGACAGCAATTGAGCATACTCGATATTCATCTTGACCACATGCTTGTCATTGTGGTATTTGGCAGCCGTAGTCGTCACTCGGTCAAGTTCAAAGATATTCACTTTATTTACCTTTGCTTTCCATCAGTTCAATATAACGTTCTGTATTGTCAATCCATTGCTGAATAACTTCCATATCCTTATCATTCAGCATATAAGACTTATTATAGCCTTGCAATTCTTCTTCGTGATATGCATGTTCAAGTGATGAACTGCACTTAAACCGAATTACATCAAACTGCCAAGCTTCATTATCTTCACAATACCACATTGACAGAGCCATACCACGTTGGCGACGTGAAGGAAGAGGTTCCTGATTATCAGGGTGTGCAGCCGCTTTCATAACAATATCGGACGAATCTTCATCATGCAGAGTGATAGAATACAATTCGCCAGCATCTTCAATACCAGCCTCTTGATTAAGAGCATTAGCGGCAATGACTGCCATGTCAGAATCAGACGCTACAACCATCTGGGTTGCATATTTGTATTCTACGGTATAGGTGTTTGACATGGTATGTTTCCTTTTGTTCAAACCTTATACTATTATAATAACACACTGGTTTGAAAAGTAAACAACTAATTTACGATTTTTGAATATTTTTTTAATTTTTCTAATTTTTCACCTGAATACTTCTTAGTAAGTTCTTGATCTAGGTCTAAGAACTCATGCACCAAATTATACATGCAAAGTAAGTCACCCAATTCTCTTTGTAACTTATCAGTATGGCCATCGAGAGACCACCTCATAAGTTTACTGGCTTCAATACTAACTTCAGAACATTCTTCCATTAGAATAACCAAAGTTTCTTCAAGTTTATTCATCAAATATTCTCCTTATGTATCCACCATTGCTCATCATTCATTGAAAAGACTGGACGGTATTCATATTTCACCTTAATTGGCTGGGGCGCCGGGATTCGAACCAGGACCGACGGATTCAAAGTCCGTTATTCTACCATTAAACTAAGCCCCATTTGTTAGGTTATTTAACCTTGGAAACAGTTTTAGACATATCATAGACCTAATATAGAAGCTGCTTTACCTGCATCGAGAGACTTGCCCTCCCTCAACCAATCTTCACATTGCTCAAAGTAGAAAGCAGCATCTTCATACCCAGCAGCTTCTAATTGCTGCTTACAAGCTTTAAAGAACTGCAACTGCTTCATAGCAAAACCATTGTCCATACCTGAAGCTTTATAAGTTTTACCTGCTCTCTGATTCATAATAATCTACCCTTAAAATTACCCGTCATGCCAATTAGCCATCTTATATCTTTCTCTTGGTACACCTACAAAGTCACATTTATATTCACTCATCTTATCGTAACTAAGATGTGTCCATTCATCTCTTTTATTCCACAATTTCTTTGCAATATCTTCAAAGTCTGCTAACTCAACAAACTCTTCAATAATGCATTTCATATCTATTACTTCAGTGAAGTTAAATGAGTCCCATTCATGATGGAATACTTCAAATACTACTCCATCATCATCAACATAATCTACACTTATATCAATTCCCCATTTAGGTTTCATTTTTATCATCTTCCAGATAAGGGGATTAACATATGTAAAGTCATTAAGCCTTCTAAGAGCCTCATCAGTATATCCTTTTCTTTCTACTAGGATTGCATGATTAAGATGGGCTCCGTATTGCTGGTCAGTCTGCCAATACCAAGGAAGCCTGATAGACCATTCACCAACTTGATGCTGACCTAACCGGGCTTCGTAATTATTAGTTTTAGCATGCTCTCGTTCTAGCCCACAGAGCGCATAACCATTTTGATCGAAAGTTTTTAGTGAATCACGTTTAGTATAATGAGTATCGTCTACCGGTTTATCCCAATAGCCATCATGGTTAAGCCGCCATAATGTCTTCTCTAGTTTCATTTAGCGTAAGTCCCCTTGCAGTGTGCAGCATTAGTAGCCTACCATATACTAAGAAACGTAATCTGTTCCTCGAGGATACTGCCAATTTATTTATCCGTTTCCGAATAATGTTTGTCACACAATGTGACAATATATGGTAAATCTCTGGTCTTACCAGGTTCACCACAAATTTCACATGTACGTGTTGATAAAGTTTCTGCTTCAGTTATAAATTGACTTACTGCAAAAGCATCAGTATCATGTACATCCTCAAGGATATAGTATATCCTCAATTCGCCGAACTTTTCTTTAATTTCAGTGATGGTAATACTACCAGCACCATTTTCTAAAAGTTCTTTAATTTGATTAAAAGCTTGATCAACCAAATCATACCAACCCTCACCAATACTATAGGGTGTATTGCAAATATCAGCGTGTTTATTTTTTAATTCAATCATACTATTATAATACCACACCTAACTCAAAAGTAAATACTTATTTTTAATTAATTTCTTGCAACCTATCATAGCATTCACCTTCTATGCTATCACTCAGTATATTGGCAATCAGAACCCAAATTGAGTCAAAATCACCAAAGATCACCTTTTGATAAACTTTGTTGCCAATTTTATCTACACCTAGGTCATGAACCTGGTGTAGATAATTAAGCTTAAATTTATCAGAAGTGGGGGTCATAATATTTTTATCTATTTTCTTATGTAGAGGTTTCATGTCTGCTTAAACACTTCATTAAAAAATAAGGGCAGCCCGGGCAGCCCTTATTTCAAAGTCAAGTTGAATGGTGGTTAGTCCGCTACGCGGCGCCAACCTTCAGGGCTGTATTCGCGCTGGCGGCGAACACGGTATACACCTGGATCGAAGAAGATTGGCTCATGAGTGTCATAAGACCGTTCATGAGTTACCTTGGTACCGCTCTTAACTTCAAGAACAGCTTCAAGGGGGTCTTCTGGATTGGCGAACATAGTCACCGCACCTGAGTCCATCCAGTGATGATGCCCAGTTTCTGAATGGGTCACAATGACTTTACCATCAGCTTCTGGTTTTACCTCGGTGAACCCTTCAGGAACACTGTTGATACGGATGAACATCACATCACCCTGTGCAGCTACACGATTAAAGGTTTTCATCTTATTTTCTCCTTTCTAAGTTCTTACCTCGGGAACAATGTAGTCGTTAACATCGTCAATACCATAAGACCACATATTGGCAGCCAAAGCAGTATCGGTTTGGTCACTTGATAGGTAATCTCGGGCAGGTGGAATTGGCAGAGCAAATTCACGACCGGTACCACATTGTACCAACAAGAACCGTTCCTTACCAGAGTCAGGCAAGTCTACTTCAACAAGCATACCAACTTCTGGGTCTTCATCTTTGTCGATTGTCACATAACCCAATTCATCAAGGATTTTGTTCCAACCAAGCAATTCACATGCCACCCGGCGCTGTTCGATATTTTCCCACGTAAGGGCAACTTCGGGTGTCAGGGTTTCAGGCTTTTCAACCCAATCACCTGGGAAACGAACACCGTGCCAGACATATACACCAAAACCATCACGATATTCAATGGCTGGTCCGAAGTCACAGTGTGCACGACCTTCTTCATCAGTCATAATGGCAGTAGGGCGGTGCTGAAGAATTGCATCAGTATCATATGGAGACCACCAACCACAATGGTTAGCGAGCTCAATCAATCCGTCAAGCTTATGACATTCTTCAATGTCAAGCTCATCTCGGAAGTATTTATAAAACTGAAGCCATGGGATATCTTGGAACCCATAACACATGTTATTAAGAATATCATTCTTAGATTGTGATGAGTCCATTTTTGAAATCATGTCAATCGCATGCATGGGGCTATCCGCTACATGGAAATTGGCGGGCGGATCAAGATCAACGGCCTTATAAGCCATTTCAACTGCTACCTTAGCCTTATCAAAATCAAGAGGCTCTGTAGACATACCAATCTTAATACCTTCTTCGGCATAGACCGGCAACAGTGCTTCCTGTTCTGGGGTTAGTGACTCAATTTTACTACTCATAATATATAATCTCCATTGTTTATATGAGAGTTTCAGTTAAAGAACCGCTTCTTCGGTTTCATTTACCTTAAAAGCAAAATCATAAGGATGATTTAGTGTTTTAAAGTACTGTTCTCTGGGTAGCATTAGCTATAAAGCTCAATGCAGGCCGATCGATAACCAGCTTCCCATTCGTTCCGCAAAAGTTCTTCACCTTGCTTTACATAGGGATTAACGGCGGGAACTAGTTCACCCCGATCATTACCATTCGTAGCTTCTTCATAAGAACGATAACCCAGAAAGAATGCATATTCAGTATCAAAATTTTCTTGCATTATTCTTCTACCTTTCTGTAACGATTTACTTCACCATTGAGCCTATCGTCTACCATGATTTCATCTTTGTAACTAGCCATAACTCTAAGTTCTTCTACCGATAGAGCATAATCAGCCGAACGAAGAACTCGCATAACAGCATTAGCAATACCAGCTTCATTCCGACCTGTTTCCATAGCATCTTTTACAGCTTTAACTGCATCAGAATAAACTTTGTCTGGTAAAGTCCAAGACATATCAGACATATCTTTAAGTGAACCAACTCGTCTGATATATTCCTGACCACCATCGACTGAAATTGCACCACAACTACATGATACAAAATCATGGCTGTGCTTAGAAGAGATTACATCACCACACTTATTGCACATAGCTTTATTTTCTACAATCATTACAATTATTGAATTGTCCCATATTTAAGCTCAAGTTCATCGGCTACATTTGTCCAGTAGGACTTCACCCATTGTTCATCACTGTGTTCAGCAATAAGCCGACATTTAGCAATTTTATATACCAGATCATAATTAGGCATCAGGGAGAAATCCTACATAGACGAAATACATAATTGCGATAAAACACAATAGAGCGATAGCTTCACCAAGAGTTTTTAACATGGTATATTCCTTCCTTATTTAATATACAAAACGGTATCAATGCCGGTATCAGTAAGACCACTTTCGTAATCATTTTCAGCATCGTAGCCACATTCCATATTACAAAACAGACCTTTTTTATGCAAGCTACTCATAACACCCTTACATGTATTGATACCCAGGCCAGTTGTGTTGGATAAGTCAGTAGCATTAAATATGACTACATTATCTTCTTTTTCGAACTCATTCCCATAGTTCCAAAAGGGCATAGTACCTTTTAAAACAACCTTTTCAAGATCGGTAAGATTGATATGATTAGTCATGGTATGTTTCCTTTGTTTCAAACCTTATACTATTATAATACCACATCTAAGATCAAAGTAAACAACTAATTTCGTTTTTTGATAAAAAAATTATGACCAAAGTGCTCTATAGTATTTGGCAAATAGGTCCAAACCCTTTTGGATACGCTTTTCATCACCACCCATCATATCACCATCTTGACTTATCATCTCAAATGAATAGATCATTTTGTCAAGAACATGATCCCACCGATAAAAGAAATTCTTATCTGTTTTACCGTCATAGTTATATTGCTTTAATTCTTCGTCTGATGCTCTAAGAATAGGTGGTACATCTTCATTTTCAACAAATGGTGCCCCATGTTTAGTTTTCTTGAGCTTCAGCAAAGTAGGTGCAATGATATGTGCTAAAGTAAGATCAGCATTCCATACATCATAGTCATGTACTTTAACTTTGATCTTTTGACCATTCTTCTTAAAGTTACTAATCTTTACTTTCATAACAAAATCTTAATGTTTCTTACGAACCTTTAGTGATGCATCAAATTGTGCCAACATACGGTCGGCAGCCGTTCTTGACCGCCGACCGAGTTTCTTGTTTGCCTTAGAGACAGATTTACGTTCACCTTTTGACTTCACAGATACACGTGATTTCTTTTTTCCCATAACAAAATTCCTTCTAAATTAGAGCCAAGATCAATAGACCAACACCAATTGCAAGTACTAGTCCTGCATTATCTTTGATCCAATCTTTAGCCTTTTGAATATACTTCATAGTTGAAGCTCCTATAGTTTGATTTTAAGTGTTGAACCAAAAATCTGAGATTTCTTATTCCAGTCCCCATCTGTATCTAGTTGGTAAAAAGGACCAATTGATACTTGATCTAGAACCGAATAATCAAACCCAACCTTGGTTTTTGTCCTGGTGAACTTTTGCCCAGGTACACCAAAACTCCACATCGGTGACCAGTTAGCATAAAGACTCACCTTTTGCACATTATATTTAACACCTACTTCAGGTCGAACCCGGAGGTGATCATCACCCTTAGCATTAAAAATTCGATATTCTACTCTAGGAGTAACATAAAGCCAATCTGTAAGATTGATCTTATTTTCTACTCGAATTCGGTTTTCCTTCTTGGCACCACCTTGAGCATGGCGATATGAAACCTTGAAGTTCTTATAGACCTTCTTGACTAGGTGAAAGTGGAAATAGTCATCATTGAACCTATTCCTAACTTCCAGGCTGTAATCACCTTTACTTAATTGTGTATTGTGTTCCCATACACCAAAATCTGTGGCCTGAGCCGGTGCTGCTACTGTTAGACCGAAAGTGACAAGTGTTGCGAGTAATAGTTTCTTCATGTAATTAACCTATATTTTGTTTTAGTTCCATCTTTGAGTGATACAAGCTTCTGGTTTCTGTTACCAAACTTAGACCATGAAACATGTACCCATCCTGAATTTGTTTTACCATCCTTGTAATATTCTAGAATGATTTGATCAATATCTTGTGTATTAGATATCCATCTGAATAGTTCTTTATTGTCTACACCCATAATTTCAATATCAGCCGCTTTTCCTTTTATATGTTGTGACTCTGTTGCGCCTCCTATTGCTTTGTTAAGCTTTTCTGATCTAAACCCTGATGTAATAATAACAGGTTTATTCCAGTATAAACGAATTGGCTCTAATACTTTATTGCACAATAATTGAATATTGAAATATTCTTGTGCACCAGGTACGTTTGAGATACCCTTACGAAGCGCAGTATTAGACCTAGTAAATTCGTCTAGATGGAAATGTTCTGATAATTGTTTATTCATTTATATAACTCTGATTTGCTTAATTTTCTTAGTCTATAACTTAATTTTGGTTCTTCAACTCATTTTTTGCATGCTTTCTGTTATAGCGCCCAATATAGTCTTCACATAGTAGTGTGGTTTTATACTCATTGGGCATTATTGTATAATTAGATCGTTTACCATTAAGATAATAGGTAACAGAAAACCGTTCCCCTTCTGCACACACTTGAAGCTTAACTTTACCGTCATCTGTTTTGTAATCTTTAACTTTTCTTATTTCTACCATTTTATTCTCTTATAACTTTTAATTCAATTAATTCCTAATTTGATCCCAGACTTTATCATTGACTTGATCCCAGACTTGCCACCAGACTTGATTACTGACTTGATCCCAGACTTGATCACTGATTTGATCCCTGGTTTGATACCAGACTTGCCACCAGACTTGATCCTCGACTTGATCCCAGACTTGATCCTTGAATTGATCCTTGACTTGTTTTTTAAATGGTTTCATGTAATTGATCCCAGACTTGCCACCAGACTTGATCCTCGACTTGAGCCCAGACTTGATCTTCGCTACCATCTTTTCTCTTGAATTGATCCCATACTTGATCCATAACTTGATCCATAACTTGAGCCAAGGTTTTATTCAAAATTTGTTTTTTAAATGGTTTCATGTTTATTAGCAACTCTTTGTCTCAATTCACTCGAGCTAAATCTGTGATCTCTCTTATTAAAGAACAATTCTATGTCCCGCTGTTTACATACATCTAAACCAGTGAAGTCCTTATCTTTATATTCTTCACCCAAAATACGAACATCAATATGATACATACTCAAAATGTCAGTTAGGTCTTCCTCAGTTTCATATGGAATAATTTCATCCACATATGAAATAGCCTTCAGTTGTGTGTATCGTTCTACCACCGACTGAACCGGGGCTGATTTATGGGCCCTATCTATGTTAGGATTAACCTGCAACCCCACAATAAGATAATCACACTTTTCCTTTGCATCCCTGAGCATCTGTACATGACCAGAGTGACATAGATCAAACGTGCTACAAGTAAAGCCTACTCTCATTTCCCTGCCCTCAAGATAATTGTATCCTTATTTATACGCCCAGTCATAGAAGATGGTTTCGACTTAATGTCCTTGAAAGCTTTCTTGCGCTTAGGTACAGACAAACTAAGAAACCCTTTGAGTTGTTCTTCGGGTTTCCTAAGCATCTTTTGTACACTGAGTTTTTCATCAAACCCTACAATTGTTGTACCTTTTACGGATAGAACCTGGGCATCTTGCTTAGCGATGTATAGCCCGAGCTTACGGTACTTGACGTTATATACCCACAACGCGTTCGAGCCAACGATGTCTACAGGATTAATAGAGACAAGCTTTAAGTCTTTATCAGTTTCCTTGTATTTTACCTTCGCTACCATCTTTTCTGCTGATGGAGCCTTCTTAGAACGTGGTTTTCTCTTCGTTTTTGCCTGATTTATCAGCATTTCACACGAACTAACGATGTTTTCCAGTGCATCTCGGTAAGACTTTATATGTTTCCCCGGGATACCAGCATAAGCTTCCTTCAATTGTTTTTCATCTTCTGAGATGTTTTTACGCTTACCTATGGCAATAAGCTCATTTAATTGATCAAGGTGCCCTTTATAATGATTGTGAATTTTCCTCGCATGAGTACCAGAGAGACCACGAGCATTCAATAAGTCTAGAGGTTCAACTGCTTTAGAGTCAAACGTCTTTGGGTTATCCAACCAAGTATCAAGCCAGTCATCAAATTCAATAATCATATTTGATGACTGTTCTTTGATCCTATCTTGAATACTCTTATTAGGTAGGGTTGGCTTTTTTTCTTCAGACTTAATTTCTTTACCTGCTTCAATTGCTATAGCAAGCTTTGCATGAATGAAATCTGACAAGGGTTCAACTTCACCAACAGTACCTGGCATTGCTTGCCAATACTCATTTTCGGCTTCATTATAGTCAGGGCAACCATCAAGCATAAGTCTACACAGGATTGATGTAGTTTGTTGCACCGCACTAACAGAAGGTGCTGCTTTAGCTGCCCTAATATCTACTTTGGTATAACCATTATTTTCCATCCAAGTCCATACAGCAGGCAACAGAGACTTATTGTCATGTTCTGTACGGTAATAATCTTTAGCCTTGTACTTTAGTACTCGGAAGTCTCGACCATCCATCTTTTCCCAATTATCAAATGAGTATATGGATACACCCTTCTTCTTACGAGTAATGGGAACTTTAGCTTTACGGCGTTTTTTAAGGGGCATTGATATCTTCCTTTATTTCAAACCTTGTACTATATTAACATACTGGTCTAAAAAGTAAATAACTTTTTACGGGTTATTTGATCCCTGACTTGATCCCAGACTTGATCCTCAACTTGATCCATGACTTGAACCCTGACTTGAACCCTAACTTGACCCGAGACTTGATCCCAGGCTTGACCGATGACTTGAGACCTGACTTGATCCCTGACTTGCTTCTTAATCGGTTTCATACTTTAATCTTGCGGACATGCTTCCCAACTGTATCTTCAGGATATGTACCAAACCGGGACCATTTCCTAAAAGCACTACATTCTTTGTCCTCTTGAGCACATGCATCTATTAGATCACATGTGCTGCAAGGTAGGTCCATATCCGTAGTCGGGAATTCGTGATAATCTTCTCTCATTTATTCTTCCTATAGATATAGACATCAATTTGGTCAGCAAGAGCCATTTTAGTTGACCCTTGAGCTTTCAACTTAACATAGTACTTATAAGGGCGGTCTAGAGTGGTATTAGCACTCTTGATCATATCCTTAACAAACACCAAATCAGGATCTTTTGGTGAGACACATGAACCAACATATGCTTCACTTGTGCGGTTTTCAATCACGTACATCTTAGAGGCCTTTCTCTTCTTTTACATTTTCAATGAAATCATGAGCCATTTCAATCCACTGGATCAAAGGCAAATCATTCAAACGAGGCACATAAACAGATTCCATTTCATAGACATTCTGTTCAACATCATCAAACAAGAAGTATTGATAACCATTACTCATTACCAATTCACAACGTTCATCGAGTGACTTGATTTGACGATTCAGTGTTTTAAGACGGAACATGTTGTTTCCTTTTGTTTAAACCTTATACTATTATAATAACACACTGGTTTGAAAAGTAAACAACTAATTTCGTTAATATCAGACATTTATATTCTGCTCTTCTGCAGCCTTCAACAACTGTTCATTGATGATTGGCTCAACAATAGAATGAATCCTATTCCATGCTTCACGGCGATTTTCGGTTGACCAAAAAGGTGGGTCAATACGATTGCGGATAATAGCAAGTATATTTGTACCGAAGTAACGGCTGATAGCACGACCTCGGTTGCCACCACCATTATTGAAAATGTCATAATAGGCATTAGACATCTTACGGAACCGTTCCAATTCCGCAATCTTATGACCGCGGTAATCCTTCTTCACTTCACCTGAAAGGGGAATGCGTTCAGAAACAAGCTTATCCAGGCCTGAATTTTCGTGAGTGTTATCCCAAAAAGTTCCGATTTCATTTGACATGGTGTGTTCCTTATTCGTTTTCGATCAGTTGAGGGTGCTTGGCGATGAACTCGTCCACGGTCCCGGAGAAGATGGTTTTGGGAATGCCGTTGTTCTCCCAAGAAGCGCATGACCGTGCAGTCATGTTCCCTTTGCGGTCAATGTCGTACTGGTATTCGGTGTCGCCGTGAGCATCATGCCCCGCAGTGAAATCTGCGCCGTCATTGGCTCGCATAAACTTGGCTGCGACTGATGCATACCCTGGCACGTTGTTCATATTGTTCAAATACATGGCCGCGCCAGCTTCATAGCCGTCGTGGTGGATGTAGAAGGTTACGCT